GAAATGGAAGCTATTAGGGCAGCAGCTTCACAGGCAAGGGCAGATATGCGAATGGACATCATAGAAAAAATGACTTCTATAAAAGAAGGCGCACAATTAGAAAGGGCAGAGATAAAACAAAGGTTAGCAGTTTTAGAATACCAAGCTTCACATAAAAAATAAATAAATGCAACTAAATGAAAATGGCAAGAACTTGATTAAGTTCTACGAAGGCTGCAAATTGATAGCCTATAAGTGCAGTGCTGCAAAAGATACAATCGGATATGGTAATACGTTTTACGAGAACGGAACACCTGTAAAACCAGGAGATAAGATTAGCCAAGAACGAGCAAATGAATTGTTTGAAATCATAGCTAAAGAGTTTGCTGATAAGGTTGCCCCATTGGTTAAAAGTTCAGTTACACCTAATCAGTTCGCTGCTCTTACAAGCTTTGCCTATAACGCAGGTATCGGAAACCTAAAGAGTTCTACTTTACTAAAGAAGGTAAACGCTAACCCTAATGACCCTTCAATAGCTTTAGAGTTTGCTAAGTGGGATAAAGCAGGTGGCAAAGTTCTTGCAGGTCTTACAAAGCGTAGAGCATCTGAGTCAAAATTATACTTCACACCTTAAATTAATACTATGAAATGGTTAGCCAATTTATTATCAGACGAAAGAGGTAGCGTGTCTACAAAGCGAGTGATTGCTTTACTATCGGCTTTGTTTATCTGTGTTACCTTATTAGCTAATAGCTTCACGCATCAAGAGATTGCCCCTTCGGATAAACTTGTAGATGCCGTAATGGTTATTTGCATAGCTGCAATGGGTACTACTACAATAGATAAATTCAGCCAAAAATAAACAATGCTAAAATCAAAACGAAAACGACTCTACTTCGATTTGGAATCAAGCCCAAACATCGGTTTCTTTTGGAGTGCAGGTTACAAGCTTAACATCTCTACCGAAAGTATTATCAAAGAACGGGCAATTATTTGTATATGTTACAAATGGGAAGATGAGAAAGAAGTTTACCATTTGGAATGGGATAGTAAACAATGCGACAAAAAGATGCTTCAAAAGTTTGTAGAGGTAGCCAATACCGCTTCGGAATTAGTAGGACATAATGGAGACAAGTTTGATTTGCCGTGGGTTAGAACCAGGTGTTTGTTTCACGGAATAGAAATGTTTCCTTCATATACAACTATTGATACGCTAAAAGTAGCAAGGTCTAAGTTTAGATTTAATAGCAACAAGCTTAATTACATAGCTGACTATTTAGGCATTGGCACTAAGATAAAAACCGAATATAGTTTATGGAAAGACATTGTCTTACATAAGGACAAAGTGGCTATGGCTAAAATGATTAAGTACTGCCAGAAAGATGTTGTATTATTAGAGCAGGTATTTAACGCACTTAAAAACCACATCGAACCTAAAACACATTACGGAGTTATATTCGGACAAGACCGAGGCTCTTGCCCTGAATGTGGCAGCGATGACTTAATTATTTCACTTCGTAGAACAACCGCAACTGGTGTAAAGAAAATACAATACAAGTGCAAAACTTGTTTTAAGATACATAGCAAAACCGACAAATAATGGACAGTAAAATATTAGCAGCAGTAATAGAAGATATGCGTAGGCGTGAACTTGTAGGGAAATCAAAGTACGGAACTACAATGGATAGAAATGATTTAAGCACGGGTCAATGGATAACGCACTTAAAGGAAGAGCTGCAAGATGCGATACTTTATTTAACCAAATTAGAAACTATACACAATGCGCCTCAAGAAGATATTTAGCTTCGGCAATATATTAGATCGTGAAACCTACGAGCAATTAAGGGAGTTAGATTACACGAACCCAAACTTTAAGGGTTGCGCTGACGAGTTCCAGTTCAATCGGGAGTGGTGGGTTATGCTTGACGATATGAGCCGTATTGTTGCTTATTGCGGCTCAATTTATTCTAAAGGCATTTGCATATTTAATCGAGCGTGGGTACATAAAGATTATAGAGGGCAGGGCATACAAAGACGAATGATTAAAACGAGGTTAAAAGCAGCATCTACTTTTTGCCATATAGCTATTACTTACACAACCTTAGACAATTTCCCTTCAGCTAATAACCTTATAGATTGCAAGTTCAAGCTTTATTTACCTGAGTATTCTTATGGGGGTAGCGACAAACTTTACTTCCAAAAATTACTATAAAAGGTAGTAATACTACTACTTTTTGTAAAGTTTTAGCTTTACTATATAGCATATTTTTTTAATATATACCATCACTTTGTACGTTTTTGCGTACATAATTGGTAATAAACTGCACAATTTGATGTGCTTTTATCCTATATAAGCCACATTATTTGCATCATTGTTGCAAAAATAATTTATATAATTTTACACTTTGTATTGTTAATTGTAGTATTTTTGTTGAAACAAAACACAATATGACACATTTAACCACCTACCAAATGTTCCAATATCAGCGATACGGGAACATATTAATCGACGGGGATAGGAGTACAACAAACCCTTATGACCCTGCCTTATTGCCTAAAAACTACGATTACGAAGATGACGATTACACGTTTACTCGTTGGGTAGAACACAATGCAGAACTTGAACTTTTAAAAAACGAATTATATGAAGATTGAATTTGTAAAAGAAACTAACCACAGAGGCGATGTTTACTATTATACAACAGTAGATGGTCGCTACCAAAAGGACACTATATCGTTGGACTACTCACAAGCCTATGAAATATTTATAGGAATGAGAAAAAAACAAGAGCCGACTATCGAAGTATTAGAACATTATATTATTAAAGAAACAACACCAGAAACCAATGAGCCTAATTAAAATTCAACAGGAATTAAAAGCACCTAAAAACCAATTCAACGCTTTTGCTAAATACAAGTACCGAAGTGCAGAAGATATTATAGAAGCTGCAAAGCCTATCTGCCATAAGTACGGCTACGCTTTAATGTTAAGCGACGAAGTAATAGAAGTAGGCGGTAGAGTTTATGTAAAGGCTACGGCTTGTTTAAGTAACGGAGAAGATAACATTACCTGCACTGGTCTTGCTCGTGAAGAGGAAAACAAAAAAGGAATGGATGCAAGTCAAATTACTGGTGCAGCAAGTAGCTACGCTCGTAAATACGCACTTAACGGACTTTTTGCAATAGACGACACCAAAGATGCAGATGCTACTAATGAGCATAAAGACGAAGTAAGCGAAGGACAAAAAGCTTTCTTAATTGAGCAGTTAGATAAGACAAAGTTTACCGATGACCAAAAGGTTAAGGCTGCTTTGAAAATCAATGCCATAAAGACCTTAGACGAATTTAATAAGATTAAAGAAACAATTAAAAAAAGCTAATGAGAACCGCAATACAAGAACTAATGCACATATTAGATGTTAATGAAAAAAATTTTATATCAATTATTGATGATAAAATAACAATAGCTTATCATAATGTAATAAAAAAACAAGTAGAACATTTACTTGAAAAAGAAAAAGAGCAGATAATAGATGCTTATGAAAATGGAGTAGGTCATGAAAATGAAAGAAATTTAAGTGGTCAATTTACTTGTGCAATAAAATACTACAACCAAATCTATAACCAAAACGAAAGCTAATGAGGGAACTATTACCATTTGAAAGGCAGATGCTACTTGCAGAAGTATATCACTACGCTTGGTATAACGAAGAGGCATATGAGGACTTATTAGCCTTTATTAAAAAATATGAAAACAAATTAGACAAACCTGTATTTTTTAACCCAATCAATAACAATGACACAGAAACAACAAATCTTGAACCACTTGCTTTCGGGCAAAACATTGACACCAATCCAGGCTTTAACGAAGTACAATAGCCTAAGATTAGCAGCCGTAGTGTTTGAATTAAAACGCAAAGGCTACAAAGTACAAACGGAATTAATTAACGTAGGTACAAAAAAACAAAGTAAATTAGTAGCTCAATATTCAATTAAAAACAAATAAAAATGGAACAAAAAAAATGGAGTACTGGCGGTTGGAAAAAGACCACCGCTAAAGGAGAAGTAATTAATTTTACAATCAATGATGTTAAATATTCAATGTGGGTTAATGCTTACAAGACAGAAGATAAGCAACCAGATTACAAGATTTATGTAAACGATTTTAAACCTAAAGAAGATACGGAAGGATTGCCGTTTTAATTATGCTAAATAAGAAGAGAGACATATCAATAAGACAATTAAAGGAGTTATACTTCGCACAACGTAACACCCATTTGCAACTTCACGAAATGATGCAGCAACTTGGATTGTTAGGCATAGAAGATAACGAGCCTTTAGGGTTAGACATTGGTGCGAGAACTATTGTCAAATTGGTAGACGAAGAGTTTGAGTGCGATGTATTAATTAAGGATAGGAGTTTAAAAACAACATTTGGGCGCAAAGCTGCGGCATATTTACTTAGAAGGTACACTAAGTTAAGCCTTAAGGAGATAAGCCAATACACAGGAACAAGCGACCATACGACTGCTATCCATAACATAAAACAAGCGAATAACCTAATAGAAACTGAGGATTGGTTTAAAACTAAGCTAAAAAAACTTTGCTTAAAATTAGAACTTAAAGAAATTTAGTGTATATTTGCAGATATATAAAGACACATTAAGGAAGAGCGAACCCATAATGTGTTTAGTGGTTAAATAATAAAGACCCTTGAAGTTCGCTCCTTCTCGGGTCTTTTCTTTTTTATGGCACAATTAAAATACAAAGATTACAAGTTCGAAACAGGAGAGTTCGGACACCCACCAAAGCCAGGTGTTTATGCGGTATTTACTTATAGTTACGAAACCAAAAAAGATACTTTGTTGTATATTGGTTCGAGTAAAAATATGAGTAAAAGGATTAACCAAACAAATCATATTTACAGGAAAACCTTTGATTTGTATTCTCACGAGTTAATAGTTTATACTATGTCTTGCGAAATAGAAAATTATAGGGAAGTAGAAATAGATATGATTAAACATTTTAATCCTATTTTTAACGTACAACATAATAGAAAATAATGGCAAAACGATTTACAGACACCGAGAAATGGAAAAAA